CTACCCTATCAGAGGGGGCTTTGAATATCTTGCTTTCTAATGATTTTGAGAAATTGTCGCAATCTGTTAATCGGTTGCACGAGTATGTCCACATTACCTGCCCGAAAACAATAAAGGATTTATAAATGGCCAATATGGAAGAAAGACTGGAAACCGTTGTAACACAGGCGGAAACAGACGGCTCAAAATGGCACACGATTGTCCACGGCGATGAAAACAGCACGGTTGAGACTGAAAACGGCGATGTACCAACGGTAGCCAAACAATTAAAAGACATTCGCGAGGCGATAACCGGCGGCGTTTCTGATGTGGTGGCAGAGGCTGAAAGTGCCAGAGACGAGGCTAAATCCGTACGAGATAATGCTTTAACCATAAAAAATGAGATTGAACAGTTAAAGACAGATACGGAAGAAGCTACGGAAACGGCTAAAAGCTATAAAAATATGGCTCAAACCACATTCAACAGCATATCTTCTGCGGTAAACAAAGGCATTTCCGACGTTCAAACCGAAACACAGAATCAGATTTCCACATTAAAAACAACCGGAGACACACAGGTCAATCGCACGCAAACAGCCGCCACCGAACAAATACAGTTAGCCAGCAATCAGGCTGACCGAGCGGAAACCGCGGCGGTTAGAGCAGAAAACGCAACAAATAACAAGCTGGACATTGACTGTGCCAATATCAACCTTTCGCAGGTGTTATCAGCTTTGGGAATGACCGCCAATAATTCAAACAATTATTTCAAATTTCCGTTGTTGTTGGCAAATGGAACAATCCGCCATTTCATTTTTCAGTATGGCATCACATCCTGCAGAATAGACGGAGACACGGCATTAACCTTTCCGACTGAATTTCCCAATGCCTGTTTGACTGGACAAGCCTCGTTTAATTTTGCTTTCAGCACCAATAGCGATGCCGGATGCGGAATTTATAACTTGTCAAAAACAGGAGCGACTCTCAGAAACGGGAATAATAATGTTGGAAATATAAGCTGGTGGGTTTTGGGATATTAGGAGTTTATTATGGCCAATATGGAAGAAAGACTGGAAGCCGTTGTAGCGAGTGCGGAAACAGACGGTTCAAAATGGCACGCGATTGTTCATGGCGATGAAAACAGCACGATTGAGACTGAAAATGGCGATGTGCCAACGGTCGCCAAACAATTAAAAGACATTCGCGAGGCGATAACCGGAGGCGTTTCTGATGTAGTGGCAGAGGCTGAAAGAGCTAGAGACGAGGCGATTGCGGCTAGAAATGCCACAAATCAGCTCAAAAATGATACAAATATTATAAAATCAGATACAGAACAGCTTAAAACCGACACTTTAAATATAAAGAATCAGGCAAACCAGATTTTTAATAATATTTCATCTGCGACCGATACAGCCGTTTCAACAATCCAAACCGAAAGTTCGGCACAGATTTCGGCGATCCAAAATAGCGGTGTAACACAAATCAATTCCGTTAATTCCGCCGGAAACACACAAATTGCCGATGTGCAAGCTGAGGGGCAAAAACAAATTGAGCGGGCGGAAGCTCAGGCAAATCAGGCGAAATATTATGCAGAATCGGCGGCACCTGCACCGCTCGGCTCTCGGTTATCTGTTCCTGCCAATAAGAAAGTGCCGGACGGATACGAGCCTGTTTGGTACAAAAATACTATTACTAGAGCCAGATACCCTGATTTTTTTACGCAACTGGTTGATACCGATTATTTGGTCTTTGTTGATGAGGCTACTTATGACAGTCAAGTCAGCAACTATGGAATGTGTGCCAGTTATGTCAAAGTTAATAATGACACCGTTATTTTGCCTTTGCTTGCCAATTATGCCCGAAGCGGCACGCTTGATAATGTCGGTAATGTCTTAACCGACCAATTTCAGGGGCATTGGCACGAAATGGTTTACAGGCAGGATTCGACATCTTCTGGTTATCGCGTGGATATTTTTGGCAATGATGGTTATACAGGTAATCCATCAGCAACAAACGGAACAGATGAATATATGCAATTACGCGGTTCCAGAACATCTGACTGGTTGTGTGCAGTCACTCCCATTACAGACAGTTCTAATGGCAATCCTCGTTTTGGCAATGAAACTCGCCCAAAATCTTATTATGAGCTGGTATATATAAAGTGTGCCGATATAAGCAGGCCTCTATCAGAAGAAGAAACGTCGGAAATGCGAAGTGGTTTAGTTAATAAGCTCAATACGGATATTTCCAATTTGTCCGCAACCGCCATTTCCAAAATAATAAAATGGCTTTGTCCAGATTGGACTAGACGACAGGTGTTGGCCTTAAATACAGATGTTACAATTTCTCAAACAGGTTGGATTCTAATGAGAAACACCGTGTATAACAGCAATATCACTGGCACGATCAACGGATATACCGTTTTTAGGCAATATGGCGCATACGGTAGCTGGGAAGAATATAACAGTTTGTCTTTTCTTGTGAATATCGGTGATGTTGTCAAATTAACGGGGGGAGAATTGACTTTTATGCCGTGTAAAGGAAGCTAAAATGCCCAATGATGTTTTACAAGAGGCGATTATTGAGGCGTATGCTTCAAGTCCTAGCGATGTTTTTATTTATCATACTTTGGAGATAAAACATCCGGATTTTATGGATGATAACGGAAATTCAACCACAATTCGATTGGTTCAGGGCTTTCATAATATCACGGCAAAATTAGAAACCGGTGAAGATGTTGAGTTTTTAGCGATGTGTTTTGATTTGGAGTTGCCACCGGTTGATACATCCGCCGTTCCGGAAATATCAATCGAGATTGATAATGTCAGCCGTGAGATTATCAAGCATTTAGACAACGCCGCTTCCTCTCAACACAAAACCGAGCTTATTTATCGACCGTATCTGTCAACGGATTTGGAAACGCCGCAAATGATACCACCGGTCAGCTTGACCGTTACGGAAGTCAGCGGCGATGTTTACAAAATCACGGCTAAGGCCAGAATGACCGACATAGGAAACAAAACATTTCCAAATGAAACTTATCGGTTGTCAAAATTTATGGGGTTAGTGAGCTAAAATGATACATTGGGCGGTTAAATATATCGGAAAGCCGTGGATTAACGGCGAATACGATTGTTGGGGATTGGTTCGGGACATTTACAAAAATGAGCTGCAGATAGAACTATCGCCGATTGTAACAGACGCAACAAACCTGAGAGATGTTTTATGCGAGTTCAGAAAATCTTCTAATTATAACCACTTACAAGAAACTTCTGATTTTAAGGATAAAAACATTGTTATTTTAACACAGAACAAATATCCTTGTCATGTCGGTGTTTATTGCGATGCTGACGGCGGTGGTGTCTTGCATAATATGCAGGGTGTTGGCGTGGTGTTTCAAAAATTGCCGGAACTTAAAATGAACGGCTGGCAGATTATGGAGATTTTAGAGTATGAACACTCCTAAAACCTTGACTTTCAATTCATTCTTTGCTAGGGAAACAGTAAAAGAAAGGTATCCGAATGACAACAGAAATAGCCACACAAAACACGCCGTTTTTTACTGATATTGCAGAATTACTGACCAAAGCCCGTTCCAATGCTTATCGTGCTGTTAATTCCATTATGGTGGAAACTTATTGGAAAATTGGCCAGCGAATTGTAGAAGAAGAACAAAATGGTAAAAGCCGTGCCGAATATGGAGAGAAACTCATAGAAAAACTATCGCGCTATTTGACGGATACATTCGGTAAGGGATTTTCTGAGGCAAACATTAAAGATATGAGGTCGTTTTATTTGACTTTTCCCGAATTCGCCAGACAGTGTCTGACGAATCTTTCATGGTCAAACATTTGTCTTATTTTGCGTATAGATAATAAAGAAGAGCGTAACTATTACATACAGGAAGCCGCTGCACAAAATTGGTCTTACCGCATACTAAAACGCAATATAAAGTCCGGTTATTACCATCGTTTGTTATCTACTCAAAAAGGTGCTGATATTTCAGCTAATCTTCCGGTATGCTCAACTACAGAGAACTTTATTAAAGATCCGTATGTCCTAGAATTTTTAAATGTTCCTGAAAATCTGGATGGCAAAGAAAGCCTTTTTGAGCAAGAATTGATTACACATTTGCAAAAATTCCTGCTGGAATTAGGAAAAGGTTTCTCGTTTGTTGCCAGACAACAGCGGATTAGTACGGAAACCGACCACTTTTACGCTGATTTGGTTTTTTATAACTATATTCTTAAATGTTTTGTTGTAGTTGACTTGAAGACAACCAAGCTTACACACGCTGATATTGGACAGATGGATATGTATGTCAGGATGTTTGATGCACTTAAACGTGGTTCCGATGATAATCCGACAATCGGGATTATTCTTTGCACTGATAAGAGCGAAACGATGGTCAAGTATTCTGTTCTTAATGAAAGCAAACAAATTTTTGCTAGTAAATATAAAACAGTTCTACCAACAGAAGAAGAACTGGCGGAAATGATAGCAAAAGAAAATTCTTTACTTCTAGAAGAACATTCTTAATAAATGAAACCCAAATGCAAATAGTTAAAATACAAAATCCTTTCAACCTCGCACAAAGCGAGGTTTTTTATTGCCTAAAACAAATGAATGTGGCGGAAATTGTCGCTGAATATAACATTAGTCCGCAAAATTTGCCATTTATCTGTTTTCTGAACGGCGAGCCTTTGTTGCGGCGATATTGGAACATCTGTCCCAAAATGACAGACCATCTTGCTTTTCTCTGTTTACCGCAAGGTGGCGGCGGTGGTGGTTCTAATCCTCTCAAGGTCGTGTTATCGGTAGCCGTGATGGTGGCGGCATATTATACCGGAGGAATTGCCGCCGGTGCGTATGGTACTTTGGCTGGAGCCGCTGCGGCAACCGCTGTCAGCGTGGGCGGTTCAATGTTGGTTAACGCGGTTATTCCGTCTCCATCCAGTAGTCTGACATCATCATATGCCTCATCATCTATGGAAACAAGCCCGACTTATTCCTTAAATGCTCGTGGTAATCAAGCCAAACTAGGTGGTGTTATTCCGGTTTTATATGGCAGGCATATTATTTATCCTGATTTTGCCGCTAAACCTTATGCAGAATATAAAGATAATGAGCAGTATTTGCACCAACTTCATGTCTTAACGCAAGGCTATTGCGAGGTTGAGCAACTCCGTATTGACGATACGCCTATTAGCAGTTTTGCCGAGGTGGAGTATGAAATTGTTGAACCCAACCAAGAGGTTACGCTTTTTAATCCGAATGTTGTTGTGGCGGCGGAAATCGCAGGTCAAGAATTGATGAAAGATGAATATGCCGGCGGTTTCATAGTCAATCCGGAAGATACGAAAATTGATAAAATCGGCGTTGATGTTGTGATGAATGCCGGATTGTATTATGCCAATGATAGCGGTGGGCTTTCTTCCAAAACCATTCAATGGAAAGTGGAAGCCAGAGCAGTTGATGATTCAGGTAATCCGTTGGACGACTGGACTGTACTTGGCTCGGAGACTTATTCGGCGGCACAAAACAAGCCAATTCGCCTTACATATAATTATAGTGTCGCGATGGGGCGTTATGAAGTCCGGGCAACAAGGCTTGATACTAAAGACACTAGTGCCCGTGCGGCTCACGCTATCTATTGGGAAAGTCTCAAAGGCTATATGGAAAAGCCCACAACCTTTGGCGAAATGACGCTTTTAGCAATCAAAATGCGGGCAACCAACAATTTGTCATCCAATTCCAGCCGAAAAATCAATGCCATTATTACTCGCAAGGTTAAGAAATGGAACAACGAAACCGGTTGGAGCGAGCCGGTTGCTTGTCGTTCCATAGCTTGGAGCATTGCCGACATCTTAAAAGCCCAATATGGCGGCAAACTGCCCGATGAACGCATACATTTGGCAGAATTGGAACAGTTGGACAAGGTTTGGGAAAGTCGCGGAGATTATTTTGACGGGATTTTTGATAGTGCGACCACAATTTGGGAGGCAGTGTCAAAAGTTGCGCGGTGTGGCAGAGCTTTGCCTATTTTGCAATCCGGTATGGTACGGATTATCCGTGATGAGCCGAAAACCATACCCACCGCTATGTTTACGCCACGAAACATTATTAAAGACAGTTTTTCAATAGAATATGTCATGCCGTCTGAAGATACGGCGGATAGTGTCAAAGTGCAATATTTCTCAAATAAATACTGGAAATATGACGATGTTGTAACCAAACTTTCTGACAGCACCGAAGAAAATCCCGCCAATGTAGATTTGTTTGGTTGCACAGATAAAGCTCACGCTGAACGAGAAGGCTATTATATGTGCGCCTGCAACCGTTATCGGCGAAAATACATCACATTCAGCACAGAACTTGAGGGGCTGATACCGACATACGGCGATTTAATCAGCATAACTCACGATATGTGCGAATGGGGACAAGGCGGCGAAGTGTTGTCAATCTCCGGCAATATGCTGAAGCTCTCGGAAAGCCTGATTTGGAACCCAGACGAAGAGCATTTTATCAGTTTTAGGTTGCTTGATGGTTCTATGAGCGATGTTTATCAAGTTGTCCGAGGTGCGGTGGATAGCGAGGCCGTTCTACGGACAACGCCGGATTTTAAAATTTACACCGGCACAGCCAGAGAACGGACACATTTTGCTTTTGGCGCAAAGGGCAAGATGTCAATGATGGCAAAAGTCATCGGAGTACGCCCTCGAGGCGATACAGTGGAAATATCTTGTGTTAATGAAAGTGAGGAGGTTTACAAAACATAATGGATTGGTTGCAGTTTTTACAGATAGTCTGCGTTCCGGCTTTCGTTTGGCTGGTTTATAAGTTTGGCGAAATACGCAAGGAACTCAGCGATTTTAAGGTTCAGGTTGCTCGCGAATATGCGACACAGGTGCACATCAACCGGCTTGAACTCAAAATTGACGATTTAAGGGAGATGATATGGGAGATACACAATGAATCAACGACCAAGAGGCATAAGAAACAATAATCCCGGAAACATTCGACACGGTGCAAATTGGCATGGCTTAAACCCAGATGGCAGGAAAATAGATCCTGCCTTTTGTGTTTTTACAGATTCGATTTACGGCATCAGAGCATTGGCAAAGGTTCTTATCAATTATAAGAAAATTCACGGTTTAAACACAGTTCGACAGATTATCAGCCGTTACGCACCACCGAATGAAAACCAAACCACCGCCTATATCCAGTCGGTTGCCAAACAGCTCGGTGTTTATCCGGACACAATAATAGATATTGAGGAGCGTGGCGTGCTAACTGTGTTTATTAAAGCAGTCATCCGTATGGAAAATGGCATTCAGCCATATTCAGATGAAATAATTCAGCGAGGGATTGACTTATTATGAAATTGAATAAGAGGTCTTGGATTCCGTTAATTGGTTGGATTTTATGTTACGGTTTTCTCAATAATTGCGTAATTGCACCATATTTTGATGTGGAACTGGTAGATTGGGAGCAACTACTGACAAGTCTGGCAATTATGCTCGGTATCAGCGGTGTGCGTGATATAGGAATTAAAAGGAAAAGCAACAATGATAAAGATATTAAAACAAATTAGAGCGGTGGTTTTTGGTGCTATCGCTTTATTCTTATACCTCTTTGGCTATCATCAGGCCAAGGAAAAAGCCGATAAACAACAAATAAAAGGAGAAAATAATGCAGCCAAGATTGCTAAAAAAGCTCGCGATAGCTTGTCTGATAGCGAGCGCATTAACCGCTTGCACGACAAATATAAACGGTGATTTTTGCCTTATTTATGAACCGGTGTACCCAGATTATCTCAATGATACACCGGAAACCATTAACCAAATCGACCGTAACAACGTGGTTTATGATGAGTTATGCAAAATATAAATAATGCATTAATGTTTGCTGCTTCTTAACATTAATTTTTTTTATACACAAAGGAAAAATAATGATTTACGGATATATTAGAGTTAGCACAGACAAACAAGATTGTGAAAACCAAAAATTAGGAATTGAGCTAAAAGCCAAATCTTTAGGATTTTGCGTTAATAAATATGTGGAAGATGCCGGTGTTTCCGGAACGGTTAAGGCTAAAAAGAGAAATCTTTGGAAAATTGTACAGCAAGGCAAACAAGGAGATTGGCTTATTACATCGGAACTGTCTAGGCTTGGACGTTCAACCGTAGATGTTTTGGAAACTTGCGGTATTCTGGCGCAAAAAGGCATAAATGTTTGGTTCGTAAAACAAAATATCGGCTTAGACCAATCTCCAATGGGTAAAATGATGTTGGCCATAATGTCTGCCTTTGCGGAAATGGAAAGAGATCTAATTTCAATGCGCACCAAAGAAGCTTTGGCTTTAAGAAAACAAAAAGGAAGAAAATTAGGCAGAGAATTTGGAAGCAAAAATAATAAATATAAGCTTGATGATAAAAAAACATTTATTCTTCAGGAACTGGAAAACGGAATATCTAAAAGAAAACTCGCTAAAAAACTAAATGTAACGGTAGCAACATTAAATCGATTTTTAGAACGGCTACAGAGTTCGATTTAAACGAACGATAGAATAAACTCGTTTCATAATACTGTTAATATAAGTAAATTCAACAAAAATATTCAATAAAGCACATCATAAATTTTACCTTCCTTAAAATAGATACAAGAGGGTGAAATGGTTTGTCATACAGCCATATTATTAAAAGATGATATGGCACAAGTCTCTGATTTACAAAACAGTTTGGCAAAAAATCAAACTGTTTTGAAAAATCGTGCTTGTGGATATGATGAGATTCGGAAGTTTTGCCATATTGATAAACTTCCGTCTCCTCTGGCAAATCCTGAAGATATTGACATTTTAGAGCAAAATATTCGGGAGTTAAGCCCATATTTATTAAAAATTTTATTACAAGACAAAACAACCGGTCGTTATATTCGCTGGGCTTGTGATGAATATGCTAAATATGGCGAGGCTTATACGGCAGAAAAAGAAATCTTTCCGGAATTAATAACCGGCCCAAATACAAAAATAATTCAACCGCGTATAGCCAAAAGCAAAGAAGATCAGCTTAACCGAACTCGTAAATCGGCAGAAGTTTTTACACCAAGTTGGATTTGCGCAGAAATGAATAATCTGTGTGATGAAGAATGGTTTGGAGAACCAAACGTTTTTAACCAAGTGATTGATAAAAATTGGGAACCAACCTTACATAAGATTTCTTTTAAAGAAACAAACAAACGCAAAAAAGCAGAATGGCAAAGATATGTTGACTCCAAACGCTTGGAAATCACTTGCGGTGAAGCTCCGTTTTTGGTTTCAAGATATGATACAACAACCGGAGAAGTTTTACCAATTATAAAGCGTATTGGCTTGTTGGATAGAAAGTTACGTATTGTTAATGAAAATACGGATAATGAAGCCGATTGGTTCGTTTGGACTAAAAGAGCTTATGAAAGCACCTATGGATATGAATATCAGGGCGATAATCTTCTTTTGGCCAGAGAAAATTTGCTTTGGACCTTTATTGATAACTACAAATATAAATTTCAACAATTTCCGGCAATAGCACACCTCAAACAGATAGCTAATGTTATTGCTTGGAATATTTGGCAAATGGACGGTTTGAAAGAATGTGCACCGTTCGTTGCATCTGAAGCCTCACAATTAGAGCTGTTTAACGATTTACCCACCCTTAGTTTTCCCATTATTTGCCGAGTGAAAGACTGGAGAAATAAGCTTGTCTTTTATTTCCGCGATCTGAAAGGAGATAAAAAAATGAAGTTTGATTATGTGATAGGTAACCCTCCTTATCAAGTAGAAGATGGTGGAGCCGGAAGTAGCGCAAGTCCGGTATATAACTTATTTGTTAAATCGGCAAAGATGCTTGAACCATCATATATTTCAATGATTATTCCTGCTAGATGGATGAGTGGAGGTAAAGGTCTTGATGATTTTAGAGATGAAATGTTAAATGATGATAATATTTCTATGCTAGTTGATTATTTTGATTCAAATCTTTGTTTTCCAAATGTCGATATCTCAGGAGGAATTTGTTACTTTTTGTGGAGTAAAAAGCACCATGGTGATTGTAAAATATTTAATTGCGATAAAGCAAATACGAATATGTCAGTTCGCCCTTTGTTAGAAAGTAATACTTCTTCATTTATTAGATTTAATCAAGCAATTTCTATATATCATAAAATTCAAAAATTTAATGAAGAATCTTTTTCTAATATTGTTAGTAGCAGAAAACCATATGGTTTCAGCACAAATGTATCGAATTTTCCAGAGAACATGACTATGAATTGTAATATCAAAATGTTTGCTTATCCTAAAAATCGTTATGTTGGTTATGAAGATATAAAAAATAATTTAGAAAGCGTAGACATGTTTAAAGTATTTATAGCTAAAGCTTATGGAGAAAGAGGAAATTTTCCATATCTGGTTATAGGAAAACCTTTTATTGGACAACCACAAACATGTGCTTCAGAAACATATTTACAAATTGGGCCTTTTAATTCAGAGAGAGAAGCCAATAATGTCATATCATATATGAATAGCAAATTTTTTAGATTTTTAGTTTTGCTAAAAAAGAATACTCAAAATGCTGCTAAATCTGTTTATGAATTTGTACCTATGCAAAATTTTAGTGAGGATTGGAATGATGATAAATTATATAAGAAATCTCCGGATTAAGTTATTACCCAGTATATAAAGTTTTTGAAGATTTTTGTAAAATTTGCAGTTGTTCATTACACAATACCTTTAAGGATGCCCCTGTTATGGCTCAAAGCTATTACAGGGATTTGTTTATTTTACGAGAGCAAGAATTTAAGAATATTGCGAATAAATATGATAAAGCTGTTTTCAATGAATATTTTCCAAGCCTTATGGCCATTTTAGCAAGATTGTTATTAGAAAGCCCCAAAGATTATCTGGGAACAATATTTGCGAGATTAAATTTAGGACAGCATTACAGAGGACAATTCTTCACTCCGTCGCACATCTGCGAGTTTATGGCAGAAATAACATTTAATGAAAATTTAGAAAAAGCAATTCAAGAAAAAGGATATTGTCGCGTTGCCGAGCCAACCTGCGGATCTGGAGCTATGGTTTTGGGATTGGTTAAATGTCTGCAAAATCGCGGATATGAAAAGCTGGGCGGCAAATTATATATTGAGGCCACTGATATTGATGAGTTATGTGTCTGCATGACTTATACGCAACTTAGCTTATTAGGCTTGAGTGTTCGCGTTATTCACGGCAATAGCTTATCGGGAGAAATCTTTTCCACTTGGGATTCCCCTAATCTGCAAATGGCAAACCTAGCAGGGTATTTTAATTAAAATTAGATTCTTTTATATTTAATATAGTCTGTAATAAGCTGGTGGTAGCTTGTTTTAGCGTGGTAGCTCGGTGGTAGCTCGGCAAAAAAATCGCTAAAATTTTAAGATTAACATATTGATTTATAAAGATAATATTTTACAAACGCAGTCGATTTGTAATCAGTGGGTCGGGGGTTCAAGTCCCTCAGTCGGCACCATAAAAAAAGCCTCCCATCGCGGAGGCTTTTTTTATGGTATTAATCTGGGAACTTGAAGCAAAGCGGGCGTGAACCGATAGAAACACCGTTGTTCCGGTGTTTTCGTTGTGAGCGGTGAGAGTTTGTCGGCAAGCAAATGAGCGTGAGCGAAGTTTACAAACCGAAGTTTCTAAGTTCCTCAGTCGTCACTATAAAAACGTGTATTACGATCGTCAGGACGGAGGACTGTTTTTTGATTTCGGCGATTGAGCCTTTATTAACTTTTTTGCGTTTAAGATGAGGCAGATTAATTGAGCGAAAAGGATTCAGCAATGAAAAAACTGTTGGCTTTGCTGGCCGTGATGTTGGCGGCTTTGGGAATTTGGGGAGCGTACCGGGTTTTGTCTTATGCGGAACCGGATGCGGCTTTTTATGCGGAGAAGGTGAATCGCGCTCTTGAAGAAAATGAGCCGCAGCAGGCCTTTGATTATATTAATCTGGGAATTGAAGCTTATCCTGACCATTTGGATTTGCGTTTCGGTAAAGTTTATATGTGTCAGATGATTGCCGATTATGACTGTATGGGCAATGAGCTGGTTAAGATTCTGGATTATTCGGCCGCTAATGACAATCGTTGGAAATGGCTGAAAGAGGAAGACCGTGACAGGCTTTTTATGCTCGGGGTCGTGCAGAATTATCAGAAAATTCTGTGGGAAGACAATAAGACGGATGTAATGCGCCGGGTGGCGGAGACTGTTCTGCGTTATTATCCCGATCATGTTGAAAGCCTGAATACAATGGCTGTCAGTTATTTGAGCGAAGGGGACTGGCAAAATGCGGAATCATATTTGCAAACGGCTCGTCAGCTGGCACCGGAAGATAACGTCGTACAGGCCAATCTGAAACGCTGGGCGGAGATGAAGGAAGAAGGAAAAGGCAAAAATTAGTTTTTGCCGTTATCTGCACCGTATGATTGCATTTGTAGTTATTCACAAGTTAAATCGGGCTGAAAAGTCCGGTTAGAGCCGCTTTTTGATAATTATAGATTTAATTTGCAATCTTGTTAAAGCTTTTAGTTTTAATTAAATTTATTTATGCTAATTTAGCATTCAGAGGGGATTAGTTGTCTGAGAGAACTAATTCCCTCACTTTGGGAAAACGACGTTTTTTTCGTTTCTTATCCGTTTTGTGTTTCGTTCCGATTTTTCAGAATAACTGTTTATTTGATTTGATTAATCGGGCAAAGCAGTTTATAACGGTTAAAACAGTGCTTATATTATAGTGGAAAATTTAGCAGGAATTGATAAATAATGTCGTTTAGAGCCAAACGTTTGATAAAAAAGATTATTTCCTGGTCAGGGTTGTTTTTCTTTGCCCTGGCCGCTTACATGCTGTATCGGCAGTTGTCGAAATATCATTTGCAGGATATTCAGGATGCGCTGATGAGCATTCCGCGGCAGAATTTGCTTTATGCCTGTGCGGCGTCTTTTATCGGTTATGTGGCTCTGTCTTCTTATGATTTTCTGGCGCTGAAATACATCGGGCGCAAGCTGGCTGCCTGGAAATGGATATTTGTCGGCTTTATCGGTTTTTCGGTCAGCAATAATGCGGGGCATGCCATTGTTTCCGGCGGTGCTATCCGTTATCGTCTTTATACCCGCTGGCGTTTTCATGGCGAAGATATTGTCAAAATGGTGACTTTTTCCGGTTTTACTTATCTGGTGGCCTGTTTCTTTTTGGTGATTATGGGGTATGTTTTAACGCCGGATCATGCTTTCGGCGAAGGATCGGTTTCTAAAATGACGACAACCGTTACCGCATTGTGTTCGGCTGCCGGGCTGGGCGTTTACTTCTGGGCCTCGCTGTTTTATAAAAAACCGATCGTAATTAAAGACATTGAATTTGACATTCCGAGCTTTAAAATGGCTTTGGCGCAGGTGTTTATCGGCGGCGCAGACATTTTAATGGCTTCTCTGGTATTGTATTTTTCATTGATTCCGTTTGTGGACATTCCGTTTGACGTTTTCATCGGGGTCTTTCTGATTGCCCAGGTTTTGGGGGTATTCAGCCAGGTTCCGGGCGGTTTGGGCGTGTTTGAGGGGTTGTTTATGTTTATTATTCCCGGCGAGCACAATCAGGCGATGCTGTTCGGGGCGTTGATTGCTTACCGGATTATTTATTATCTGTTGCCGTTAGTGTTTTCCGGCATTATTTTGCTTATTTATGAGCTGGGCCTGCGCCATGCCAAAAAGCTCAGGCTGCGCAAGTCAGCGGCAAGCCCTTCCTGACGGAGGGCTTTTTTTTGTGAAAATTCACTTGTTTTCTTTAAATTTTGTCAAATATTTTAATTGACGAAGGCAGCCCATTTTGTTACTATCCGCGGGAAAAGGATAGTTTAAAAATGAAGATTGCCAATTTCAGAGATTATGTCAATGTGCTGCGTGAGGTCTATTCCCGGGAAAATATGGATGAGCTGGGAAATTATTATCGTGCTCTGATGGCTTCCGGCAGTGCGTTAAAAAAGCAGAAAGCCCTTTTGCAGAAAGAGGTTTATCATTTGAATGCGGCGATTAAACGGCAGGCGGAGAAAATCAGACAAGCCGAAGACAAAAAAGCTGCCGGTTTGGCGATGGCGGAACTTCGCCGCCAAAAACAGGAACAGGTCAAGTGTCTGAAAGAGCTGCAGAACAGCGATCATTTCAATGTTCTGAGTGAAGAAGCCAAAGTTTGTGTGTGCAGCGGATTCCTGTTGCAGAAATATATGGCAAGAGAATTGCTGGAGAATAATCCGCTGCATTTTCCCACAGATGCCAAAGGAAACCTGGTGGTGAACACAGATGAACTGCGGCGGTCGGATATTTTGCAAGAGGCGGGACATATCCGCGATTTTGTGGCGGCTTATTTGGTTCATTACCCGGAGAAAGTGAAAACGCCCGGGCATTTCAAAACCATGCTGAACGGTGTGCGGGACTGGCG